GCATAACCACCATAATCAGGTTCTCTTTCAAGCTTGCCAGCAGATAACAGCATCAAAGCCCGCAGCTCTTGCCCTGAACCATGAGACAACAGCTGAGACCACAGCAGCTGAGCATTGACCCTCACGCCGCCGTTCCCATTCTCACGACGACAGAACACCAACGGCACCACAGCCCCTAGTGACGCCAGCGTCTGGACAGAATCAAACGAATTCGTAGGTGCGAAACGCTTACGGCCCAGGCTGTCAGCGGTTTGAATGGGGGTAAGCTTTTGCTCCTCCTTAGGCTTTGGCGTCAGCAACGCTGAAACAACTTGCAGGGCTATCCCTACGACAATTGAAACGACAGCCCAGGTAACGGGATCAGCCCTGATATCAGGAACAGCTGAATACTCCTTGGCACGTTCGCTATTGTGCGCAACTGTGATATCGCAAAAATGCCAATACTCGGCCTCTGTAAGGTTCAGCGATTCGCAAATCTGAACTTCTACTGGCAGTAAATGGCGACGTAGCTTAGGGCCTCTACTGGCGACCATCTCACCGCCTGGCGTTCTGATATGTTCAGCCATCCATTTTCCCAGTAAACAGCCATTGAGAATCCGCCATTATCTGCTGAACAGAGAGCTACTGCCCCGATTCTAGGCGTTCCAACTTCCCGCCCCCAACGCTCCAACTGTTCAACAAAGACTGAATAATCGCCCTGTCTCAGCCTTCTATACCAAGCACGTTCAGCCCTTGGCATGATGATCCCATCATTAGCCAGAACCACTCGACAAAGGTTGAGACAATCAGTCGCGCCATGACGTTCCGGGTTGGCACCTAATCGATATGGCAGGCCAATCAACTGTAAAGGGTTCAACGGTTCGCAATGTTTCCAGTCGTCGGGAGTGCCCCGACCATCGATGAAGACAGCACGAAATTGGGGACACCTGCACCAACGGCATCAACTGCGCTGCTCAGTTGGACCTCGATTGATTCACTGTCATAACTCAGCCCCGTTGCGATCCAGCTCTCTACTGATAACGTCTTTGAAACCACCCAGACATTGGAGCTATTCTCTGTCATCAGACACGTTGCCACATCAATACTGGCCCTCTCATCAACTGCCGTAACCACATACGATGATGCCAATTTGTTGTTGGCAAGAATAATCGAGCTTTCTAGATTGTCCCCGTTCTTCGTGACCGTTGCGCCCTGATACAAAAAAGGCAGGTATGAAAACTTGCGGGAAACCGCATCAAACGAAAAGTTATGACTGATCTCTGCTGCTTCTGAATTCTGGAAACGCCCTACTCCCTCAATCTTGAGGAATGTAGTTATTGCAATCGTTCCACTCATAACCCAATCCTCCCCCTCTGTGCTCTGGAATTTCGCAACCCATTCATTGTCCGGGCTTGGCCTTGTTTGGCCCCCTCCTTAGCTGCCGTAGCAATCAGCTCAGGGATGGCAGCCTTTGGAACGTATTGATCACCATCAAAGTTCAGCTGCGGGCCGCTGTAGCTCACGTTGATGGGCCTTGCTGCTCCACCTCCACCGCCTCCACCGGGGCTGTACTCCGCCATAGCGTCAGAGCGTGCCAGCTGCATACTCTGCTGATGAGGAATGACATTGCCATTAGAACGAGGGACCATCAGCTCAGGCCCCTGCTCACCAACCCAGTAGGGGTTCCCACCAGTAACCGGGCCGCCTGAAGCCCTGCCGGGTGTGCCTAAAGAGCCATTCAGGAAACTGAAGAGGCCCTGACCATCAGAACCCGCCAAGCTGTTCATTCCAAATTTCACCAGCATCTGTCCCAGCTGTTTCAGGGTGCTGGATAGAACGTCATTCCAGTCTGTGGTTCCCTTGACTAGACCCTCAATGGAATTGGTCAGCGTTGATGTAATCAAGTTGCCCATCTCGTTATACAAAGCGTTCTGTTGCTGCAGCAACTCAACTTGACGCTCATCTTGTTCTGTCAGCTTCATCTTCGTATCCAGTAACGCCCCGATCTCTTCCCGTGAAGTCCCTCCTCCACCGGCGGTGTGTCTCCTCTCTATCTCCTGTGCACGGTCAAACTCTTTCAGGGCACCTCCTCCCTGTAATTTCTTTTGTAGCCTCAATATATCTAGACCCAAATCCCCTATTGCGCTTTCTCGCAATTCAGCTAAGCCCTTTTCTAGCTTTAGATCCTCACCCTTTAACTCATTACGTTGGGCCAGTAACAAATTGCTAGCAGTCAACCCTTCTAATTCTTTGTCTACAATTTGGGCTTGAAGCTTCCCGTATTTAACCTCAATCTCAGTCTTCGCGTTGAGGTTTTTGATCCTTAGCTCTTCCGCTGCCCCTATGGCATTACCTAGCCCTAATTCCTGCTCAGATAACCGTACCAATTCTTGTGATTTCTCCAACCGACTAGCCATTGCCTTGACTAGCTTTTCTTGTTCATCAGCACCACCCGAACCCGATTGACCCCCTCCACTCTTGCCCCCTGACTTCTTGCCTGAACCTATATTCGCATTCATGCCTGAAATGCCCGTATTCACGAACTTAGACGAAAAATCTAACTTACTGGCCCTATCAATAACTGAATTTGCATAAGCAAAGGCGCCCTCCACTCCATCAGCAATTGCTGCAAGTGGAGTAGTAACGAATGCACCAAGATCACCCCCAAATAACTTAACTATTAGTCCGGCACCACCGGGGCTATTATTGACGATCCCCGCGATGATCTTTTGAACCGTCCTTATACCCGTTGCTACATTATTAACTAAACCCTTCATGCCTTTAGCAGAAGAATCAACTATGCCCCCAAAGAATTGATTGACCCCCCCTAATAGGCCGTTTAGGACTCCAGCGACACTCGTTGCCATTTGAGTGACAACGTAGGCGACATCATTTGCAACGACGTACAGAACTTTGCCAGCTAGATCAGCAGCTTTTGCAAAATTTTCCCACTTGATGCCTACCTTATCCAATACGCCACCCAAAGGGGCAAATGCTCCTATTAGTTTCTGTAAACTCATGTAGTACATTTGAAAGTATTTCATAAATACCGTGCCTATCCGTAACCCAAACTCAATCACTGGATCAATTAATTTGCCAATCTCTACAGCTATATCATTTAAACCCTTGCTAAATGCCATCATTGAGCCCCGTGTCCCGCTGAAGGCTTTCTCCAGTTCGCTGGCACCATCCTCCCTTAACTGCTTCAAGGCTTCCAGCAGAACTACAGCTGAAATCTTTCCATCAGCTGCCATCTTTTTCAGATCTCCTCTTGTCTTCTTCATGACCTCAGCGACTTTATCCAACAGCTGAGGCGTTGCCTCATTGATGGCATTAAACTCTTCACCGGCCAATCGACCAGAACCCAATGCTTGATTTAATTGAAGCGTTGCAGCTGCTGCGTTTTGAGCATTAACCCGGTTCTTGATCAGGAGAGTGTTAAAGCCATCGTAAATATTATGAAGATCATTCAGATTGGCCCCGCTGCTGCCAAGACGACTTCCCAGATCAACTAGATCGGACAATGCTTGTGAATTGCTGATCCTGAACTTGTTGGCAGAAGCAGCGGCCAGCTCTTGAATTCCCTTCAGCTGCCCAAAGGCAGCAGTAAGGTTCGTTGCCCTAAGGGTCGCATCCTCCATAGAAACAGCTGAGTCAAAGCTGAATTTCAACGCTGCAACTGCCGTCCCAATTGCCAGCAATGGAGCTAACGACTTCGTTAAGGCCCTAACCCCCACAGAAGCCACCCCTGCCGACCTCCCCATGCTTCTGATCCCATTGGCTGCCCTGGGCAATTTCTTTGATAATCGATCGACCTTCTTGCTGACTTGAGCGAAACTGCCCTCAAGCTTCATCAGCTTCTCTTGGCCTTTCGTCCTTACGACTACATCAACAACTGTCTGGGACATTAACCAGTAGGCGCCATCAACCCAGTCTAATGGCGGCTCCGTCTTACTTTATCCATCGCAGCCCTTTCTTCTTCAGCATTAAGGTGAAAGTAGGCCGTCCATAAAATTAACTCAGATACCGTCATCTTGTCTCTCATTTCCCTTATCGTGTAACCCAGCTTTTCAGCTACAAAGAACTCAAGCCTTAGCTGGTTGTCCTGCTTTAAGCTTCTTTGGATCGCTTTTCATGTCTGATTGAACAGCCTCTTCCCCCTCTGACATTGTGATTGTAGTGATAAACAAATCTTGCAAAATCTCGTACGGGATGATGTCTCTCATCTCTATAATGTCGAACTCATCAAATAGCTTTACCCCTGTTTCATTCTCCGCTAACGCAAAAAGCAACTGGAGACACATTTCATGGATGTCTTTCTCGGTGTCCCCAGTCTTCTTAAACTTCCCCCTGGCCCTGTAACGATCACCCATCGTTGGCTCTGTCATCCATAGCTCATACTCATGCCCAGCCCACTGAAAGACCTTTTTCTTCCGGCCTAGGTCCAAGTCTGCCTTTAGCTTTTCAAAGAAGGCACCCATTAGGAGAATTCTTAAGTCCTTGGATCATAGCCCTCCAGAGGGGCAATAAAAAGGGGCCACCTAAGTAGCCCCTCTTTTTGTGGTCTGACGCTGACCCTAAGTCAGATCTGTGCCATACAAATGGAGCAACTTGACAACGTAGAAACCAATCTCCTGCGTCGTGACGCCTTCGGCTTCCGAAGCGTTGTTCAGTGTATTGAAACCAATCTCAGCCTCGATCCGTTTGGATGCAACCAGATCTGGTTGCAACTCACCATCAACAGACGTCGAGCTAGCCACGGCATTGACAAAGAATTTGATCTTTGCTGTGCCTGGCCTCTGCAGCATCACGTTCTGAGACAGCCGATCACCCATCGTGTTACTCCCTGACGAGTAATTCAGAGTGAAGCTGCCAGACCCAGAAGGGGGGCCAACGCTGGATGAATTGAACTGTGCCCACATGGCAGTTGCTGCCGTGGTCCCGACCCCACACGGCAGAGTCGCAAAGGTGATTATGTCCCTTGAAATCTCCAGGTTGACGTTGGTGATGTTGCATCCAGCCTTGGACGGGCCGAACTCCATTTTGATGTGGCCAGCGGAATCAGCAGTTCCTGATCCATCAGGATCCCCACCATCGCCATTCAGCGTGATAGCAGAGCCCCCTTTGGTAGCTGATACCTGGGCAGTCGTGTTAGTCACAGCAACGACGAAATACTGAGTTGATGTGCTCAGTGCTGTGTCTAGATTGCCGTTCTCTTCTTCGATGAACTGAACCGGATCACCCACACGAAAATCGTGGGTAATCGGCAGGGTTATGTCGTCCCCCGCTGGGAAATCATCATGATCTCTTAGACACTCGACGGTGCCCCCGGGCGAGAAAAACACCGCCCCATCCTGACCCGTAAGGGTGCTGGTAGAACACGAAACTGGAATGGTCCTAGCTGCGCTTTAAGCAGACGAAACTACAGATAGGGGGCGTTCTGCAGGGGGGCTACAGATATCTCAATTCTATTCGCCTCTTGAGGGCTAACTGACTAGAGCGTTGAATGGGGCGCTGATCACTGTCAGGCAGTAAGGCGCATCTCCCCCGGTCATATTCGTTGGACCGTCAACTGTCCCAACCGACGCCCTGACTGTTGCGTCACCTGCCGTCTTGATCGTCTGCAACGCCTGTGAACCAACGCTTGACAGCTCCTCCAGCCGTTTCATCCCTTGCCCCTTTGGCCCATAGCAATTGATCTGAATACTGCCATTGATCCGATCCATCGCCGAAGCTTCCATGCAGATCACGCCCGTAGTTATCGATGGGAATGAAACAGATAAAACGACATACTCAGCATCGGACCCGAATAGTGGATCCTCTTGAACATTGTCGAAATAGACAGGGACTGGTGTGGCCAATGCTTGGTAAGCACTGTTGATCGTGCGCTCAAACAATGAACGGATGGCGGCAATTGTCATTTGTCAGGAATTGAATTAAGGGCCTTCTGCATGGTTTCACCTAACACTCTGTTCCCTTGGCTGGTGATATTGGTGAACCATGGCGTCTTGGCCCACTTCATATCAAAGCAGAGCCGTTCGGCATACGGCAGGTTATTGGAGATGTACCAGACCGCCCCGGTCTTGCCATACGTGATCCGCCCTGCAAAACCCTTCTGCACCGCGCCGCTTTCCCAGCCATCAGATCTGTAACTTCGGTCAGGACTGTCCTTGCCGATGAACCATGAACTGGCCAGCCTCCCCGTATCAACGGGCGTTCCCTTCACCAATTCACCTTGATAATTCAGCATGAATCGAGCAAAACCCTTATCCAACGCCTTCTCTATGTCAGGCGTGATCTCCTTGAATTTCTTACCCTGAATCTTGATTCCCATCAGGCAGACCTCGCAGTGATCAGACACGCGAACTTTTGATCCCCCTGCAGCTCTGGATCAAGCGCGATCACTTTCCATCTGATGCCGTCGTATTCGATGAGGTCTGATTTTGTTGGCCATGCGTCTCCAATGTCTCCGGCAAAGAACCATGCTTGAAGTTGTCTTGACCCTCCCAAGGACTGTTCTGCCGTTCTGCCCATCTCAGCGCCTGCCCCGTAACTCGTCGCCTCGACCGCGCCAACTCCTGAATACGTCGTCGTTGTCTCTGTGACATCGCCCGTAGTGCTGTTGTACGTGGATCCAACCCGGATAAAATCACAGGTCTGACAGGCGAAGCGTTGAACCAACGAACGCGCTAATGGTCTCCCAAACGTGTCTTGGAATGCCATGTCAACTCCTGACCCGTGTCAGCACTCGACTGGTCCCGATCTGCCCAATCCAGCCCTCAAGAAAGCCCTTCAGCCATGGGAACTTCTGGATCACATCTGGATCCCCGCAGTCCGTACAGGAACCACCACCCGTGGAATACTCAGCAAACTCTTGACTCAACGAGCCCAGCTGCTGTTTCCTGACGTACAGACCCGGCGGTGTGTCACCCCCACCACCCGGCGTAGGAACAATTGCATCCGTTTCCTGTGAGAGCTGAAAAGCCAGCTCAATCTGTGCGGCTTTGATGCCAGGGGGGATCAGAGTACAAACAGCCTCTACAGAATCATTCGTCGTATTCTTCCGTGGCCACTTCAACTCCTGGGTCAGGGTTGAGCTGTCAGTTGACGGGGTGCAACGATCACCCTGAAACCGTAAGGTTTCCAACCACTTGCAAGATTCAATCAACGCGATATTTCGGGCATTATCTGCAACAGCCAGCCATGTCACGCCCCATGACACGTTCTCGGCATACGCATCAGCCTCGGCAAGCGTTACATAGCTGTTACTGGCGCTGCCCCCTAATGTCGCGTCAAGTGAAGCTGTCATCAGATTGCGTGGGTGTGATAAACAGTCCACCCCTCCTGTTCTAGTTTAGTTCTCTCTTTTGCTGCATGTTCCGTCGCAATCTCAATCCGACGATCGACACCCTGCCTATGGCAGTAAATCAAAATCATGCCGATCATTGAATCTGGTTCGCTACACCAGATTAGACAGAAAAAAACCCCACCAATCCCAAGATGGCGGGGTCATGCTGTTCCCAATCGATCCTATTTCAGATCAAGCGACGTTGCCACCGTATGGGCTGTTGACGGTTAGCTCAACAATTGGGATGTTGCGTGGCTCAGAGAAAGCCAGGCTCCAATTGCCTGCAGTAGCAAGGGCAGAGTTAGCTGGATAATCAGCAGCATTCCCCCAGCTCAGGCCGTTTACATGCATACAGTTGTCATAACGGACACTCATGATGTTCTGGAAGGAACTCATGTTGTAACCGCTGTTGATTTCCATCGGGAAGCGGCTGCCAGTTAGCACGGTGCCAGGGGCGAACATGTAACAGACAAATTGCTTAGCCTGTCCAGAAGTGCCCCTGATAGGCATCTGATCATCAACGATGATGTTAAAACCAAACGCTTGGCCAATCTGAACGCCAGACGGGCCAACTCCGATTCCACCACCACCCCAGGTAATAGCACCTGAAGCAGCAAGGGCTGTGGAGCTGAACTGCAACATTCCGGCCTGACGCAGGTACGCCGCGACATCAGAATGGACAGCAATCGTCGTGACTGAATTAGCCTTTTCCCCTAGCAGGAAGGCCGCCTCAGTAGCGTTAGCCATGTTCAGGTAGTTGGCCTCAGCAGCACTGCTAGTAACAGACTTGTTAACTGCATTGGTTGCTGCCATTGGGCCAGAAGGACCAAACTGACCAGTCAACATTGAAATCAGTTTTGTAGACTGCTTCCTGTTGATGTCGCGCTGCAGCTGGCTAGTGATATTGGCCAGAGTATCCTCACCTGTGTCATAAGACGACAGGGAATCAGCCGCAAATTCTGCGCCTCTGGTTGTTCTGGTTGCATACTGAGTTGATGCTGTCTGTTTCTGACTTGTCAGATAACCGGCAGAGTTGGTCCCCCACGTAGCTGACGAGTTAATGTTTTCTTCCGTGAAATTTAGCGGATCAAAAAACGGAACTTCGACCCGACTCCCCACCTGATCAAGAATCGATGAACGAGTCATGATTCCACTCTGAACAAACGCAGAATTCAGAAAGATCTGCTCTGTCAGATACTCACGCCAGCTGTCAGAAGACGTTGCCGCCCTCGTAGCTGAAGCGATATCACTGGAAAAGGTCGAGGCGTTAGGCGAAGTGCCGTAGTTGCCCTGATAGGCGAAAGCCATTGATTGTCACCGGGTAGAAGTTAGAACGGTTTGTCAATCCCTTGCTGCTCACACATTCGCTTGAATGCGGCGGGATCTTTGTCCTTTAACTGGAATTTCTCAGCCATCGACATACTGCCGAGGCTTGGTTGTCCAGTCACAGGAACAGAGCTTGTTGCACCCATGCCCATGGCACCGCTGCTCCTAAACATGTAAGCCATGCCACGATCAGGCTGTTTCAAACTTTCGGCATAAACAGTGGGTTCACGTTCGACGCCCCCGTCCAACGCGACAACCGTCCCGTCATCCCTCAAGATGAAATCAGATTCCCTCAACGCGAAAGCATCAGTAGGACTGTGGGCACCTGCTTTTGCAAAAGCATCTACGCCAGCATTCCTGATCTGATTTTTGCGGTCCCGTTCAGTGCTCAACCGTCGGTCTTCCTCCAACTGAGCGACTTTGGCCTGTAGCTGATCAAAGTCTGCAAGCTTTCGTTGAGTGTTTTGATCTGCCTCCCGATTCTCGGTTTCCCTAGATCGGGCCTCAGATTTGCTCAATTCACGCTTGATTTCTTTCAACAGCTTGCGGGCTTCTTGGGCCTCTTCTTCTGCAGTCTGAGCCCTGTTTCTAAACTGATTCCTCTCCTCTCGCAAAGAGTTCATGCTCTTCACAACAGGATGATCGTCAGGCAGAACAGCATCAACAGAATCTTTCTGTTGCACGGCATCACCCACTAGGTTTTGCTCCATGTTCTCTGGCATAAAAAAGAGGTAGGCACTAACACTCCCACTAGGAGTTGATTAGATGATAGTCCTACCGAGGAACAATTCAAAGATCCTGTAGCAGCAGCCCCTGCAGGAAGGGCTTTTCAGAGATAGGCGCCAGCGAGCATTTCATCGTCTGTGACTAGATCAGCCTCCACCAGACCAAGGGCTGCTTCTAGCAATTCTTGCGCCAGGGCTTCATTCCGTTCACCTAAAGCGGCCTTGCGTAGCTGCATCAGCTCCACGTAGTCAGACATCAGATCCCCTCGTACAGCATTTCAATCAACTCTAGAGCGCGGGCTTTGGAGAGGGTGCCACGGGGCAATGTTCTGATGCTGGCGTCGATGTATCGAGCATGTCCCTCTGCTTTAAGGATCGCTTCTACTCTTTTACGGTTGGCGTTAAACAGCTTGGCCACGGGGTTACTGGTCTGCAAATTTTTAGGATTCAGACCTTGCCATAGCGCACGAGATTGATAATCACCCGCTTGTCTGACCTGTCCAAACGCTATTTTGCCGCGTTTGGTGCCTAGCCCCTCAATCAATGCGGCCCGTGGGTCTAGCCGCGCTGTGCCGAAGTCAATCAGGGTGATCTGCCCTGTGTCTAATTTGAGCATCACGTTGGCAGCGTGCATGTCTTGGTGAGCAATCCCTTTTAGGTGCAGCGCCTTACGTGCCCTGAGCAAGGAATCATGAGCCCGGATCTTTTGCTTGTCAGAGGTGTATTCAAACAATGCATGGAGAGGGTCGCCTGGCGCCCTACTCATCTCAAGGAAGCCGCGCCGGGAAACAAATCCATTGGTCTTAGCCCAGTCAGCGTCAAGGAACGAGACGCCATGGAGCTTAGGGGTGAATCCTGATTTGTTGAGCTGCTGCAATGCCTGCACTTCGGTTTTGGTTATTGCCCCCCGTTTGATAACGGTGCCAGCGGGGGTCTCAACGACAGTGCCGAACATGCCAGTGCCAACCTGCTTGGGGCTCTTCCGCCAGGCTGCTTGTGGGTTAACGCCATAGAAGGTTTGGGCGGCGGCGACCTTGGGCGGGATGACAACAGGTTTGGCCTTAACGGCGGCCTGGGCTTTGGCCTTGGC